GTTAGTGATCAAGGCGACTACTCTGCTAACGAAGTAGATCGTGACGCACTTGCGTAAATAAAAATAACTTTAGGGGCTACTTTCAGGTGGCCCCTTTAGGCTACCTAATAAGAGGATTTATCATGGGTATTACAACAGCAATGTGTACAAGTTTTAAAGGTGAACTGCTTGGCGGTATTCATGATTTGGATACTCATACAATTAAAATTGCATTAATTAAAGCTTCACCTTCTGGTACATATGGTGCAGCAACAACTAACTATTCAGATGTTACAGGTAACTCTGATGAATCATCTGGTACTAACTACTCAGCAGGTGGTCAGAATTTAGATAGTGCAGCTATTACTACTTCAGGTACTACTGCTATGGTAGACTTTGCTGACGAAGTATTTTCTAATGTAACAACTTCTGCAGATGGATGTATTATTTATAACTCATCAGCATCTAATAAAGCTATTGCTGTCATTGACTTTGGAGGAACGGTTAGTGCTACAGCAGGTGATTTGACAATTGAGTTTCCAGCAGTAGGAACTAGTACTGCAGTTATTCGCATAGCCTAATGGCTGTTATAGCAGCTTCAGCACGATTTGGTACAGGTAGATATGGCGTATCTGCTTACGGTGCTGAAGACATCTCCAAAACACTTACAGGAGTAACTGCTACAGGTAGTGTAAATACAGTAGAAGAAAAACCTACTGAAGTTCTTAATAGTGTTAGTGCAACTGGTGCAATAGGTACAGTTAATGCATTTATAAAAATTACACTTACAGGAGTAGCTGCTACAGGTTCTATTGGAACACTGTCTCCAAATATAGCAGAAGATATTACAGGTGTATCAGCAACAGGAACTATTGAATCTGTATCTGCTGGCGGTTTTGAAATTGACATTACGGAACGTATTAGTACAAGCGTAGTTGCAACAGGTGCTATTGGTACGGTAGAACCACAAGTAGATGAAAACTTAAATAGCGTAAGTTCTACAGGCTCTATTGGAACTCTTGTATTACACGCAGATTCACAACTAACGTTAACAGGTGTCACAGCTACAGCTTCGGTAAATGAAGTAGAAGATCAAACAACTGAAAAGCTTGATAGCGTATCCGCAACAGGTTCTGTACAAGCACTAGCACAAGTTAAAGTACGTGAAGCTCTAGCGTCTGCACCAGCAACAGGTACAATAGGTACAGTAACCACAACTGCAATAGTATTTAACTTTCAAGCTGTGCAAGAGCAGTATAGCCGTAGACGTACAGTATACATAGCAGAGGCAGCATAATGTCTACTTTAGCATCTAGAACTGTACGTATACCTAATGAAAGTAGATTGATATTTGTTTCTGCCTTTGACACAAACAGGACAGTAAGAATACCACAAGAAAATAGAATAGTTTTTGTAGAACGACAAGCAACATCTGCAGAACGAACCGTATATGCAACTGAGGATTAAACATGAGTTTTCGTTGGCCTAATAAAGACCCTGATGAACAACTAGATTATAGCGTAGATTGGTCACGTTTTCTTGGCACTGCTACTATTAGTACTGTTACATGGTCTGTAAAAAGTACTGTTTATAGTACTAAAACTACACTAGGTGCAGGACAAACACTTACTGTTGCTTCAAGTTCTGCAACTACTGATGATATACAGAACGTATCACAAACCAATAATAATACTGTAGCTACTATTAATATCGGTGGTGGTACAAATAATATTGAGTATACTTTTTTCTGTAACATGGTTGACAGCACAGGTAGTCAAGCAGAACGTAGTATTAAGTTACGTGTAAAGGAACGTTAAATGGCTTATGATTATCTTGGTCTAGTAAATGACGTAAACCGTAGACTTAATGAGGTGGAGCTTACATCAAGTAACTTTGCTGCTGCTACTGGTGAGTACAGTATGATTAAAGATGCAGTAAACTCTGCTATTCGTTATCTTAATCAACATGAGTACGAGTGGCCTTTTAATCATGTAGAAACAGAAGAAACACTAACTGCGGGTACTGTACGTTATGCGTATCCTGCGGATGCTAAAACACTTGATATGGATAGTTTCCGCATTAAACGGGATGATACTTTAGGCAATGATACTAAACGTTTAAACATAATTACATATGAAGAGTATTTAGATAAGTATGTAGATAGTGAATATAATACATCTGATAATCGTAGAGCTTTACCAGAATATGTTTTTCGTACTCCTAGTTCTCAATTCGGTTTTGTGTCTGCGCCAGATAAAGCTTATACTGTTGTATATGAATACTATAGATTACCAGTAGATCTTATTAATGCTACGGATGTACCGTCTGTACCTGAACAATTTAGGTATATTTTATTAGATGGTGCAATGCACTATGCTTATATGTTTAGGGGAGAAACACAAGAGTCTGCCATTATGCAGCAACGTTTTATTGATGATATTAAAAATATGCGTAGCTTGTATATTAATAGATATGATTATGTTAGATCAACTGTAATAGATCGTAACCGTATTGCCGTTAGTTCGTTTAGAGTAAACTAATAAATGCCATCAACTCGTCAAACATACCCTGTAGAATTTAAGGGTGGACTTGTTACTAATATGAGTCCGTTGCAGCAAGGTATTAATATGCCTGGTTCTGCAAGAACTCTTAGAAATTTTGAACCGTCTATTGAGGGTGGATACAGACGTATCTTAGGTTATACAAAATACAACAGCAGTATTATTCCACCGTATGGTGCTCCTGTTGTACATGGTGCTAGTCAATCTGGTACTACACTTATTATAGGCAATATACATCAAACACCAGAAGCAGGTGATACACTTACAGTAACGGGTGTTACAGGTACATATACTATTGCATCTGGTGGTGTATCGTTTGATGCCTCAAATAATAGAGCTACACTAACACTTACAGGTTCTTTAGCTAGTTCTCCTGCTAATGCTGCAGCAGTTACGTTTGTTACAACTACCAGTAATTATCTTACGCTTGGGTGCGGTGTATATTTAGATAGAGTTATTGTTGCAAGAAATGACGATTTATTTAAAATATCTTCTAGTACTGTAACGCACATAAATGTACCTAACTATGGTACGGTACTTGTAAATGGCGCATCACAAACAGGCTCAAGTCTTGCAGTAGATGGTTTAACTGCAGCACCTCAAGCAGGTGATGTATTTAAAATAGCGGGAGTTAATCTTGTATATACAGTAACTTCAGATGCAAGTGTAAGCTCTGGCGGTGCTACTGTATCAATAAACCCTGCATTAGCAAGTTCACCTGCGGATGATGCTGCAATAACTTTTTTAAGTGTGTCAAGAGAAAGTGCTAGTAAAACAAGATTTTCTAGGTATAACTATACAGGTACAGAAAAAATTGCCATAGTAGATGGTACTAACGCCCCAGCTTTATACGACAATACTACTTTTACAGTTCTTGATTCTGGGCCTACCAATATATTAAGTGCTAGTTTTGTAGTTAATTTTAAAAATCAATTATTTTTTGGTAAAAGTAATTTACTAACTTTTACTGCTCCGTACACAGATAATGACTTTACAGCCGCTTCAGGTTCTGGTACAATCTCTTTAGGTGGTGCGATTACAGGACTAATTGTTTTTAGGCAACAATTAATTATTTTTACTGAGTCTTCTATATTTCAATTAGTTGGTAATACAATATCAGATTTTCAACTACAGCCGATTACTACAGATATTGGTTGTGTAGATACAGACACCATACAAGAAGTAGGTGGTGATGTAATGTTCTTAGGGCCAGATGGCCTTAGATTACTAAGTGGTACAGATCGTATTGGTGACTTTGGTCTTGGTGTAGTATCTAAATTTATACAAAAAGAAGTAACAAGTTTTATTTCTACTAACACATCTTTTGCTAGTATAGTTATTCGTAATAAATCTCAATATAGACTACTTGGATATAACACAAATATTACACAAGAAAATGCTCAAGGTATCTTAGGTACACAGTTTTCTGGTCAAGGTGGTGAAGGAATGGCTTGGGGTGAGCTACGTGGCATTAGAGCTTATGTAGCTGATAGTAGGTTTTATCAAAATGCAGAAACAATTGTATTTGCTAATGATGATGGTTACTTGTATCAGATGGAAGATGGCAATAGCTTTGACAGTTTAAATATACAAACTACTTTTGCTACACCATTTATACCTATTAGTGATCCAAGAGTACGTAAGACTTTTTATAAAGCATTTTTATATACTGATCCACAGGGTAGTGTATCATTTGATATGAGTCTTAAACTTGACTTTGACCAACGTAATAGTATACAACCTACACAAATAAATTTTGACAATAATACAGGAGAAGTTGCTTTTTATGGTTCGGCAGTATTTGGATCATCTGCAGTATTTAGCAACAAACTTTTAACTCTTTTTGAAACACAACTAATAGGATCAGGTTTTACAGCATCCATACAATTTGAATCAGATAGCACAGACCCGCCGTTTTCTCTTGATGCTATTACTTTAGAATACGGCACAAACACAAGAAGGTAAACCAAAATGGGAACAGGTTACACTAGAAACGATACATCTAACAATATTGCTGATGGTAACATTATTAATGCTTCAGACTTAGATGGTGAGTTTGATGCTATTGAAAGTGCATTAAGCACAAGTGGACATACGCATGATGGTACATCTGCTGAAGGTGGACCTGTTACTGTTGTTGGTCCTGCTCAAGATCTTGTTGTAAGTGCAAGTGAAGTAAAACCTAAAACAGATAATACTCTGGATTTAGGTACAGCATCTTTACAGTTTAAAAATGCATATTTTCAAGGCACAGTAGACACAGATGGCATAATGACTGCCGCAACATTTGAACCTGATGGCGATACTGCTGCTGGTGATAATGCAGCTATTGGTTATACTGCTGCGGAAGGTCTTATTCTTACTGGTCAAGGTTCTACTAACGATGTAACAATTAAAAATGATGCTGATGCTGATGTATTAGAAATACCTACAGGAACTACCAATGTAACCATTGCGGGTAACTTAGGTGTTGGTGGCACTGTTACTGGAACAGGCACATCTGTCTTTGCTTCATTAGACATCTCTGGTGATATAGACGTAGACGGTACAACAAACCTAGATGCAGTGGATGTAGATGGTGCAGTAAACTTTGCTGCTGATGTGACCTTCGCAGACGGTGCAGATATTATTACTGCCAGTGCAGGTACATCCAACTTTCGTGCAGGTGTAAACGCAGGTAACAGCATTGTTTCTGGCGGTAACTATAATACTGTTGTGGGTGATGAAGCTGGTACTGCTTTGACTACTGGGGATAGCAATGTGGCTATTGGTTTTGAAGCTTTGTCAACAGAAGATGCACATGGAGACAACGTAGCTGTTGGGTATCGTGCATTAAAAGCTCTTAACGCTGGTGCAGATTCTTTTAATACAGCAGTAGGATATTTAGCAGGTACAAATATAACTACTGGATTAGAAAACGCTGTATACGGTAGTTTTGCAGGGGATGCACTTACAGATGCAGATTTCAACGTAGCTATAGGTGGATCTGCTTTAAGTGGAGATACTTTAGGAAGTAAGTCAACTGCTATTGTATTTGGAACTTTAGCTGCACAAAACTTTACTACAGCAACAGATAGTCATAATACGGCTGTCGGCTATCTCGCAGGTAATGACATCACAACAGGGAATAAAAATACTTTAATTGGTAGTTTAACAGGTGATGCCATAACTAATGGTGATAATAACGTAGCTTTAGGGCATTCAGCTTTAGGTGCTGACACATTAGGTGAAAAATCTGTTGCAGTTGGTACATTTGCGTTATTGGCTCAAAACTTCACGACACTCACAGATACTTTTAACACAGCAGTCGGTCATGCAGCAGGCACAGCAGTTACAACAGGCACACACAACACCCTTATTGGTGGTCTAGCAGGTGACGCTATTACAGACGGTGATAGTAATGTTGCTGTAGGACACACTGCTTTAGG